CACAAATACAATGTATGGCACACACAACTCAGCCTTCTGAGTGCGGAACAACTTTGCTTTGTGCTTGAGATGCGCATCGGTGAAGTGCTCGGTGTTGGATAGGTCTGTTCGTTTGAACATGATCGCCATGATATCACTGAGGTAGTGATTCGGCTTGGTGTTGACAATCTTCTCGATGAGCTTGGTCTCCTTGACTGACAGCTTGAGCTGCGCCTGATAGGTGTAGCCATCCACCTCGATGCTTGTCACTGTTTCACCTGGTGTGAATGAGTTGAGGTTGAATTCTTTGATGAGCTCAACAAACTTGCTGAATGGGTAGTCATCCCATTGCTCTTCTTTGATGCCAAGATATTTGAACATCTCAACATATCTCTCGATGTTGTCGAACTCTTGGTTGTTTAGAATTTGGCTGATTTTTTCGAACTGCTCAATCGTGAGCTCATCCATTTTGTTAGGAATCTCCTGGTCAAATACTTGTATCATAATATCAATTTATGAACAAAGATACAAATTTTGCAATATAAGCATGACCAAAGATATTCCAGTTTACAAAATTACCATCGAAGACGAGTTTAGCGACGGCGAGAACTTGGGCATCGAGATGATTGCGTTCACCAATTTGCCAGCTATCAAGGTCAAAGGGATGGCATTCAGCGCAGAGAAAAAAATGATTTTCGCTGACGATCTAAAGTATCGAATCACTGCACCGGCAATGATACCGATGGACATCTACCGCAACAACAAAGAAGATGGCGAGTATTATGTGCAGTTCACCGCTGATGTCATTGAGAAGATTCATGCCAAGTTCATGGCTGACCTCAAAAATCGTGACATCTTCAACCTGGAGCATGACACTGATAAGAAGGTGCCAGCCTATATCCTCGAAACATGGGTGGTAGACAACCCAACCCAAGACAAAGCATTCAGCACATTTGGCATCGAGGTACCGAAAGGCACTCTCATGTTGACTGTTCAGGTGACTGACCCAGAGTACTACAACAAATTGGTTGAAGATGGTCAAGTCGGTTTCTCCATCGAGGGCTTCCTGGGTCTTAAATTATCGGAACAAATTAAACTAAATAACATGAACAAGTTACCAGATGGAGAACACACCATTGAGGACAAAATCTATGTCGTGAAAGACGGCGAGGTTGTTGAAATCAAAGAGGTGGAAAAAGAACCAACTGCTGAAGTGGTTGAGGAAGAGATGGCAGCCGAGCCAGTAGCAATGGAAGATACAACAGTCGAGGATACAGTGACTGAAGATTCCACGATCACTGATGAGGAGATGGCTATCGACCCAGCAACAGACGCAGAAGCTATCCTTGCAATCGTGATGCCAGTGATTGAGGAACGTGAGAAGGCATTGATTGCCATCATCGCTGACCTTCGCAATCAGATGGAAGAGATGTATGCAGAGAAAGAAGAAGACAAGGCAGAGGAGCAAATTGCCGAGGCTACAATGAGCCAAAAATTTGCCGCATTTAAACAATTCAGTAATCAATAAAAAAACAAATAAAAATGTCAAGAAAACTCCGTTTCGATTTGGATGTTGACTCATCCGCTTTATTGGCAGCGAACCCAGAGGCATTCTACTCTAAAGCATATTTAGCAGAAGAATCAATCGCTGACAACTACCGTCTACTTCCAGGTGTGAAGGATAAGACTAAACTTGCAACCGTGTTATTTTCACAGCCATTGCAGGCATCTAACTGCTCATTCTCGGCTCCCGATGATGACTTGAGCGCAGTTGAAATTTCAGTATGTGCCCTTTCAAGCATGGCGCAAATCTGTCAATTTGATTTAGAGCAATCATTCCTTGCCCTTCAAATGGCTAAAGGTTCAAATGGTGACTTCACTGTTGCTTCTTTTATGGATTTCTACTGGAATGAAATGGCTAAAGCTATCGGTAATGACCTCGAGCTCATCCGTTGGCAAGGTGACACAGATAGCGAAAATGCTACTTTGGCTCTTTGTGATGGTTACATCAAAGGCTTATTGGCTGACGCTACTGTCATCGATGTAAACAATGCTACGGTAACTGCATCAAATGTATTGGCAGAGCTTGCAAAAATTTTCGCAGCAGCTCCATCTGATATCATCCGTAAAAAAGCTGACCTTCGCTTGTATGTTTCTACAAACGTAGCGAACGCATACGAATTGGCTGCTGCTTCTGGCAACACCATGACATATGTAACTACTCCACTTCAATTGACATACTTAGGTGTTAAGGTTGTTGTTTGTGAGGGTATGCCTAACGATACAGCTGTATTGACTTTGAAAGACAACCTTATCTACGCATTCGATGCTGAAGGTGATTCTAAAGCGTTGAAAGCAGTTAACCTTGCTGACACAGTTGCAGAGCCTTACATCCGCACTCGTGCCAACATGAAGGTTGGTTTCGTTCACGTTAATGGTGCAGAGATCGTTCTCTACTCTTAATATATCCAGGGGGGTGTAAAATCCCCCCTATTTTTTTAACTAATTCAAAATCAAATACCTATGTCGTGCGAAGCTCTCGAATCCATTGTGAAGTCATGTGACAACAACAGTGGAGGCATTGAAAAAATTTGGATTAATCAACAAGACAATGTTGCGTCATTCACTTTGGATGCAACCAACACTTGGACAATCGATGCAATCACTTTAGCTGGTGGTGCTCCTGACTATACTCCTTTTGAGATACGTCGTAACACTGGAAGCTACACTGAAGATGCAGCTATTGACCTTGTGAATGGTTCATCTTATGTGACAAAAACAATCTCGTTGATGTTCCACAGACGTGACCAAGACAAATCTCAAGCAATCAAAATCTTGGGTGCTGGTCAACAATACCTTAACGCAATCGTGAAGGACATGAATGGCAAGTACTGGTACTTCCCATACCTTCAATTGAGTGCAGTTGGTGAAGGTTCAGGTACCGCTCGTGCAGATGGTAGTAAGTACTCCGTTACACTCGTCTCGGAAGATGCTTTCTTATCATATGAAATCGAAGAGGCTGCTGTGAATGCTGTCATTGCTTAATCTTAATTAACCTACTACAAAGAGCCATCCATAACGGGTGGCTTTTTTTTGTGAACAAAATTTGACCCTATTGCAATATAAGTAAATGATATACATCAACAAGGGAGAGGTGAATTCAATTGTGCTGACACTGACAGAGGTGTCGACATTGACTTCGCCATATTATTTGTTCGTTTTTCAGAACGAAATGAACCCAACATCCGACCCAATCCTCTTCACAGCACCAGACGAATCTGATTATCCAGAGAGATTCAATCTCTTTTACCTAGATGAACCAGTTGATGTCGAGCTAATGAAAGGACAATATACATACTCGGTGTACGAATCAACCATACCGCCCACAGAAATCAGTGACACTACTGGAGTGGTCATTGAGGAGGGCAGAATGGTTGTCAGTGGCGCATCGACAACATCAATTTACGACTAATCATGGGCATATTCGATAGATTCAGAGCACAAAAACCAGCAGAGATGGAAGTCATCTCGCCAAATTATGAGGCATTCAGCACACCATTCTTGAAAGTTGGTGGCGCAAACCTTTCTTTGCCATACGTCAACGGCAGATACACCACCGCTGGATGGATTCCATTTGGTCAGGACAATATGTATCCAGAGCTGCTCAATCAAATGGTGTTCAGCTCACCGCTCCATGGCTCCATAGTGGACTATAAGACCAATGCTGTCATCGGTGGTGGCTTCGATATCAAAGTTGAGGGCGCAACTGCCAAAGATTTGCTTGACCTCTACACATTCGAGAAGAAAGTAAACATCAAAAAGATTGCAAGAGCAGTCACTGAGCAGTTGGTTGTGCACAATCGTGTATACTTTCGCTTGGTATTTGATGAGAAGATGAAGCTCAAGAGAGCTCATAACGTATCACCAGAGAAAGTGAGACGTGGACGTCAGCACAATCAGTACTTCATCTGTGAAGATTGGTCGGCTCGAATCAACGTGCAAGAAATCAAGAAGCATCACCCGACTTGCACTGACACAGAGCAGTTATTTGTCTATGAGGTTGAGACCCTTGGACAAGATTGGTATCCGCTACCAAAGTACAGCTCTGCACTTAACTTCGCATTTTTGAGTGGCGACCTTTCATTTTTTGCAAAGAGCAACATTCAGAACAGCATCTTCCCATCGTTTGCGATCATGTTCCCAAAACGTCCGCAATCAGAAGAGGAAAAGAACGTGCTGAGAAACACCATCGACAAGCTTAAGGGAGCACAGAACGCAGGCAAAACTGCCGCATTTTTTGCGAACTCAGCTGACCAGCTTCCAAAGATTGAGAGCATTCCAACCAACTCGAATGACAAACTCTTCCAGGAAGCATCTGCACTAAACACAGAGCAAATCTGCTTTGCCCATACAATCGACCCTATCTTGATGGGTGTCCGCACCACTGGCTCACTTGGTTCTGGTAGCGATATCAAGCAAGCATACATCATCTTCGAAAAGAATGTCGTCATGCCATTGCGTGAGCAAGTGCAAGATATCTTCAATGAGATTCTACACATCGCCAAACTCGGATTCGCTGACTTCAAAATCAACAACTTTCAAATCATCAATGAATCAATCGTTGAAATCGAAGGAGATGCCAGCAAGACATCTGACGCACTCAATGCAATGAGCCCATTGGTTGCCACCAAAGTACTCGAGCAGATGACCACAAATGAGGTCAGAGCACTCGCATCACTCCCACCGATTGAAGGTGGTGACGTCACAGCAGCACAAGCAGCAGCAGCACAACCTCAAACACCTCAATTCTAATGTTGTACTTTATCACAGAGAACTATCTCAAG